AAAGCGAGCAGTAGTTCGGTGCCGGAGTTCATGACGAATGTCCCGTTCTGCCGATACTGCGCGGGGACGGCATATTTGAGCGCCAGAAAATCCTCAATGGTAACTGCGCCTGGCGCCGTGTTGGTGACACGGGTGATACCGGAAGCCGTCAGGGTGAACCCTTGAGGCTGTTGAAAGGTATGGCCCGTGCCGTTCATAAATGCCGTTTCCTCAGCTTCGGCGATCGCACGGGAAAAACTGTCGGCGATGATCGGTTCGAGATTCTGATCGCTGTCCATCAGCTCATCCTCACCGATTTTTGCGAGACCGTTCAAGTCCTCGACATGATCCCAGAGCTCGCCCGGGACCTGGGTGGTTTCCGGGGGAGTCCCGCCAATTTCCAGTTTACCCCATCCGACCTGAACTTCCGTTAAGCTGCGTCGACGGATGCGATTGCCGATGGCCATGTTGCGGACGGTAGCCAGTCCGCGGAGCACGTTCAGTTTCGGGAGCGAACGGTAGATTTCTGATTCCAACGCCTCCGGGATGAGGATATCCCCGGTCGCATCGCCGACCAGGGCTTTGCGTTCCGTGACATAGGCGGCTGCTTTTTCGTTCAGATTGAGTCGGCCATTCCGCAGGCAGTTGAAGAACGCTTTTTTATACTCGGCAGCCCCTTCCGAGTTTTTGTCCGTGGTTCCACCACCGGGGGATACTACCCCGGCAGGCCGTTGAATGGCGATGTTCAACGCTTGGATCTGGGGATTGATCTGGTCCTGGAAACGCTTAAAAGCGTCGGCCGTGATCACCCCTTTTTCCATGAGGTCATATTTATCACGGAGTGTAACGACGTTCCGGTTAAGTTCGTCGATTTTTGCTTTTGCTTCTTCCAATTCGGTCATGATTTTTCTCCTAATTTGAATTTGGAATCTTGCCTGAAATTTCTGAGGGCTTCGTCCAGTCCAGGCAACAGACTGCCGATTCCCTGCGTGTTCCCATTATTCCCTTGGATCGGCCCTTTGGCCTTCAGGAGCACGTCTATTTCGTCCCTCGCCTTTGCAAGCATGGGAAGATCTTCATCTTTGAGTGAAAAGTTCTTGTCGGTTGTCCATCCAATGATAATACGATGGACGGCTTCGACGGCAGATTCCATATCCGGCAACATGGATTTCACGTCCGATACGACCGCTCCGGGGCAAGCCTGAAAGACGCATAGCGATTCTTCCCACAGATCAATATCCCGTATGTGCCGTACCTTAGCCCCTTCATCATCGACCATCTTGTCCGCGACTGTCTGAAAGCCGATAGAGATTCCGGTGATAGCCCCCTGTTTCATCAATGACCGTTTCTCAATCGCGCTTTGAACATCAAGATTGAGGTGTCCCTCGCAAAACAAGCCATTGGAATCCTCCATGCTATAGACGATTCCCAGCGGTTCGGTCGGAGCGTGATACCAGAGCAGCGGGACGAATTTCTTCGTCTTCAACGTCTTGCGAAACGCTCCGGGATCAACCACCTCACCATAAAAATCCTTGACCCCGAATACCGAGGCGTACCCCCGGAACACGCCCTTTTCATCCGGTTCATCCTGGATTGTGAATTTGAAATCCTTTCTTTCCATTTCCTTCATCTTGTCACCTCCATCATTTTCCTATCACTGGATATACGGTGCAAAGGCAGTTACAGACGTTTCCAGGATCACCGGATGGATCGCCCGGGTATGCCAAAGATTCGCCGCCAACATCGAAGTCATCGTCCACTCCAACCTCTTGTTCACTTGCCGATATATGAGCGTCCCTGGATGTCTCCAGCATGGAACAGAGCCAACCTTTCTTGTCAACAAATTCAGTTGCTTTATATCCTTCAACCTGGCCAAAGTTATCAACCTTTGCTGATTCAGTCCTGGCCCAAAGCTTCGCCCGCCAATATTCGAAATCGGATGTCTTCTCATATATTTTTTGGGCGAATTCATTGATCGTCCAGTTCTCATTTTGAGCGACTTTCAACATCCGGTAGATCCTGCCGACTGTGGTTCTGTTTACTTCCGTGCCCGAATCAAATACCATAGAGCGCAATTGCTTTTCCAACTTTGCCGTCATGGTGAACACAAATGAGGTTGGCTTTTGTGCAGCTTTCTCGTCCTCCGGTTCATCGATTTTGAATTCGGCGTCATCAAACAGAAGTCCCTTTACGGCATGGACACCGGCATTCCCGGCCCGGATGAAATTCTCCCGATACCAAGACCAAAACTTTTTCCCATAGGCCTTCACGGCGACGCCTATATCCAATATCTGATCTGGGTCAACCTGCGAAAGGTCAGTGAGTTTGCTGACTTTCTCATTGATCATCTTTGCTTGTTCGGCGAGGTATTGCTTCGCTTGCTTCTCGAATTCCTTTTCCCGGACCACCACGCGCTGCTCGAATGTCTGCCACAATGCTTTCTTACGTTCGGGCACCGTCCAGTAACTTTTCGATTGAGAGGTAAGCGCTTTCTGTCCATCGTCGGGAGGATTATCGCCATTGGGCGGAGTCTCTTCAGCCGGATCGAATGGTGTCAGGCCGAGGGGAAGCATGAACACATCTCCCCCATCATCAACCGGAGCATATCCGCAAGCCACGCGCTTCTCATTCATCGTCACCCACCAGGCATTCCCCATGCGTGCGTATGCCTCGTTTTTCTTCGCCTGTAATGCTTCTACTTTTTCCAGATCGAAGTCAAGCTCGAGCTTCGGTTTGGAAGCAAGTTCATTCGGGGATACTGCACCCTCAAATTTACGGACGAGCCAGTTGTTCAATTCGCCTAAAACAAAATACGCAATCGGTAATGCTGTCTCCAAATAAAATGCTTCCCTTGCTTCCTGATAATTTGAGTATGTTTTGTTCGCTGAATCGCCTATAAGTTCCGGGGCAACGTTGAATGCACGGCAAATTTTCCGGGTGATTTTCTTATCAAGCTCGATATAATCGGCATCTTTGGCCGTCTGCGAAAGAGCTTCATACTTCATCTCCCCGTCCATTACGAGTGGAAGACCACGACGATCTACATCTAGGTACTTGTCCTTAACAGAATCGTTAAACTCTTTACGTTGTGCTGGTTCTAATGAGTTCTTGAAGATGAACATCCCGGACGGACGCATATCGTTTTTCAAAAGTTTCGCATCCCATTTCGTTCCAAGGTTTGATGTGTCGATCTGATTCGCTGCAATCTCAATCGGAGAGAGCCCGTAAAAATCATCGGTCGGATGGAACGTTTTGATTTGGAGCACTTCTCCATTTACAAAATTCTGCTTTCCCATTCCAACTTGGTAGCGATAACCGACGGCACGCTTCGTCAAATCGCCCACAAGGACGGTCATCCGGTGGGGCGGTAGCGGCCATAATTCCTTTACGACTCCGCCAATGGACACGGCCTCAATGTAAGAATTCCCGGCCCCCAGGAGGAAACGCACAACTGCATCCATGAACGTCGATCCGGCCTGCTCCGGGTTCGGACGCGCCAAAAGATCAAGAATCGGATGCGTATCAATTTCTTTCCGCTCCCCTGATCTTCCCTGTGGTTTTGAATAGAGCAGAATCGGAATGCGGGAAATGGTCCTGGCTATGAGATCAATGCAAGCAAAGACATCGACGTTTGATTGATATCCCTCTCGCATGAATGTTTCTACGTTCTTGGTCATCCACACGACGTCAACACCGGCGTAGAGCATACGGGTGACTTTCCAGGTCAAGCTCGTTTTGGAATTCCTGGGCCGCATGGCGAAGTATGGTCTGCCGACATTCAGTCCGAAAAGTCTCATGCCACTCTCCACATTTTCGGAGTCGGAGCTCCGGGAGTGAACGAATAGATCACCGCTTCCGCAAGGTCAGGGCTCTTCAACCCAGCGGACTTCATCTTTTCTTTCGGAGTGATTTGAAGTTGCCCGGACGAAAGGACTTCGTAGGTGATCGAAGTCAATTGAGCTTTCAGTTCGAGGTTATCAGGGAGATCAACGTCTCCAGAAATAAGCCGATCCCGGAAGGCCCAGTAAATCTCAGCCTTTTTGTTTTTGAATTTCTGCTTGTTGCGCGGTTCGGCACCGCCATGAATCTCCGATACCTTATGGCCGAGCTCGCGGGTTCGGTCGACAACCCCGGACCCCAAACCATCAGCATCGATCTTGGTATCGGACGGCTTCCGTTCGTTGATCTGAATCGCTATTCTCCCGGTAACGACCATCAGGTCAGATCTGTTTATCTCATCGCAGATCTCCACCTTTGGCCCCGCATGTTCCGCGATAACGCTCGAATCGTCCCCATACCTGGCGACATCGACTCCTAGCTCCACGGGAATCCCGCGCGGGAGATCCCTATCAATGGCCGCTTGAATATCCTGATACGGGAAGACATTGTTGACACCTTCGAAAGCTGACCAATCGCCTTTGAGGAAGCGCGCCTGCCATTCGGGAGGGAAAAGTTCTTCTAGGCGGCGAACATAGTCGGCGGGAAGGTGCCTATTATCTCCAGGTAGTGCTGGTATGAAAATAGAATCTGGTCTCTTCTGATCGACGAACCATGACTTGATCCATCCCGGATCCGGGTTCGTCGCCAGCAAGCCGAAATATTTTATGCCCGGAAGCTTGTGGCGCATTCTCGATCCGAGCATGAGGAAATAATTCTTTGTCGTTTCTGATGCTTCATCGATCGCGAACCATCCAATCTCCATCGATTTCAACTTGTCGATGGCCTTTCGATCGTCTCCTAGCCCACCGTACATGATCGTCGATCCGTTCCAAAGCGTATAAACATGGTCGGTTTGATGATGGCCGACTACCAGCCCGGAATCAGAAAGCATTTCATCGAGTGCGATCCCGGTCGTTTTTTTGAAACTGGCGAATTCATGCCGGCAGATATATCCCCGATTCCCCGGATAATCAATGCTCAGTGCTAGACCTTCGGCGCATAGAGCGGCTGTTTTCCCTCCACCCATGGCGCCTCCGAATAGCTTGTACATCTCCGAGGCTGCGTGGAATTCTGCTTGCTTCGGAGTCGCCTCATAGACTATCTTGCCGAGTTCATCTCGCCGTTCGCTCATTTCTTCCCTGGCATTGCTTGACCAGGACGGGGCATATTGAAGATGACACTGATATTTGAATCGACCGACCCCGAATGCTTCACATCAAGAGGTAAAAGTTTTGGATAAATCTCCGAGTAGAAGATTGTTTCGTTGCGCAGTGACTTTTTCGTCCAGGCCAAGTAGCCTTCCCATCCGCCACGGGCCTCAAAAACTTTTTCGATGTTCTCCTTTGCCGTGCGGGATATCTTATTCATCGATCCCTTTCTACGTCCAGGTCCGGCCTGCCCTCGCAATATCCCCCCGCCTTTTGGGGATATCGGTTTCCTTTCTATTTCTTTAACCGTTTCTTCGCTCAAGCGTCACCTGCACTTCACTTTCAGGTTGAAAAACATCAATGAGTTTTTTTCGTAAATCGTTTGTGGGGATATACTGGATTACCAAACGGCCCGTTAAACATTCATCCAAATCAATTTTTTCTTTATTTTCTTTGATTGATGCGATGAATGTAACTTTTTGTTCTTTCATCGTAGCGGATTATAACCGCTCAATGCGATGTGTCAAGGAAAATTATGAAGTAAACTTATAAAGAAGCCGGGCCCCCCGTTCGGTTCCTCCGGGGAGAGAGTCCCGGAGGCGTGGGCGTCGAACACTTTGTGGGGATCAAAGCCCGCCCATGTTTGGAGGTGATGAATGATGATTCGGTATCCATGAATCTTTCTTCGGTGCATCGGCCCGGCTTAGAATTGCACATTTTTATTTCGGATCATACTCTGCATGGAAATGTTCGTTCTCTTTGCCAGCGTTCTCCAGGATAAAATCCCAGTCAGAGCCCAAACTCCTTTTCGAGAAATCGACAACGGCCATTTTCTCCCGCTCGGTAAGGTCGTGGCTGCGGGAATCCCACGCCAGGTTCTTATAATGCCTGCTGTTCGATGGCTGTCCAGTGGCTGCCGACCCTCGATGATTCCCATCATTCGCAGAGGTGATTGTTCTGGGTACCCCCACAATGTCGCCTAGATCGGCAAGCAAGTCAAAAAACTCCCGCGTCGCGTCATTGATCTCTTTAAAAACGACTGTCGGCAAAATAAGTATTTTCATACCACGCCTCCCTATTGAACGACTTCCGGTTCCGGCGGGTCAGCGAATTGAAGGAGTTCCGCCTTAACTGGAGTCAGTTTTCTCGGATCAATTTTGTCAAATACAGATTTGAATTGGATCACCGCCAGCGTCGCTGGCATGAGTCTGATGGCAATCTCCGTTTGAAGAGGTTCATCCGAAGTTTTTTTCAGTATTTTGAGCACATCCAAAATCGAATTCTGTAAAATAATAATCACCTGCATCGCCTGAACGAAATCTTCTCCCGTCGGCAAACCGTCTTTCGGCATATTGACATCCATTTTATTTTCCTTCGAACACTTTTCCCAGTAAGATATCAATCGCCCGGAGCGCGTTCGGACGGTTGATGAGTATTTCCAGAATCTCTATGTCCTGGAAGGTGTATGCCACGCTCCCGTCCTTCGGCTTGTCCTTGCACCGCGACGACCGGATTCCGGCCTTCATGACGAGTGCCTTCAGTACCAGGATGTCGGCCAGCCCCTCCCGCGTGAAATAGCTATGCGACATTTTTTTCGTCTTCGTCTTCCCCTGCGGATCGAGAGCGCCGATACCCGTCCAGAAGTTAATCATTGCGATCGGGACGTGCAGCAGGTTCCCGGCCTCCGCAATCGAAAATCGCATATCCTTCAGATCGACTTCGGGGACTATTTTACATCGATTATTCATGGCCTTCTCCTGATTGCTTTTATCGCTCTCTGAAGATATTTGGGATTAGTACCACGGTATCCGTTGTTGTAGCGGTGGACCGCGATCCAGAAGTCGCCGGCCTCCCGGTGATATCGCCTCAAGATTTCTAGCCCGGCCCGGAGGTTGTACTTCACTTCCAATATCCGGCGACGATCCAGCCCGAGTTCCCGCTGCCATGTCCGGAAATTTACCTGCATGAGTCCGTAATCCCCAGTCTTGCTTATCGCCCGGGGGTCACCGCCACTCTCGATCTCGATCAGAGCCAGGATCTGCGCCGGCTGGAATCCATACTCCGGGGAAAGCTCGAAGATCGCATCGGCAATTACGCTCTTATCCTCTGCCAGGATCGCCAAGGCCCGCGATCGGAAGGCCGCCCGTTCGATCTCCCGGACGATCGTTTGGTCCACCTGAAAGGATATTTCTGGATCGGGACAGGAGACCGGCGTGATCGCCATCGGATGATTCTCCATCATACTGTCGGCAATCGCACGTCCGAGCGCACCGACGTTGATCCCGATAGATACCATCAACGCCATGATCAGCAGTAGGATATGCCAGTCACGGAGGTGGAGTTTCATTTCTTAATTCCCATCCGTTCCATTTCCCTTGCCTTGATATTCTCGACCGTCTGTTCAAGGCATTTTTTGCACTTCTTCCGCTGCTCGTCGCGAATGAGGCGAAGAATGCAATCGAGCAATACATGGTTTGCCATCTGACCAGTTATCCTAAAAATTTCAGACCCAATCTTTTCCCTCAACGATTTTCGTGCGCTCATTTTTCTCCTAAAAAACAAAATGGCAGATGAGCCACAAGATTCCCAGCTCGACGACAGCGCAAATAATGGCGGCGAATTTATCGCTATCATCCCAGCTGAACAAAAACACCGCCCCGTTTATAACCCCAATAAGAATGCACCCGACCGTCCAAATGATTTGTTTCATCTAATCCTCCACCGTGATCTCGATGCGCAGATAACCATAGGCAAAGCCGCTAATTCCGTGTTCCCCGTCAAAGGCGTTCGCCTTATCAATCTGTTTTTTTACACCCCTTACAGTACGTACTGGTCTTACTGGGTGATTACTGTCAGCATAACCCATGTATCCCCCATTCCAGTACAACCCAGGCTTTCCGTTAATCGTCGGGAAATAGTACGTGCGTTTCATATATCACCTCATTTCACGGGTCGGATAATTACATCTTTCCTTTGCTTGCTCATTTGTCACCTAAAAAATAAAATGGCAGATGAGCCACAGGATTCCTAGTTCGATCACAGCCCAGATAAGGGCATATACTTTTTCCTGCCAATTATCGACAAATAAAAATGCAAATCCATTCATCATTCCTACCAAGGTGCACCCAATCGTCCAAATAACTTGTTTCATTTCTCCTCCAACTTTATCGTCCGGCCGCTGCTCAAAGGACCAATCGCCCCGTCCCACTATTCCAAACAATTCCCATTCATGCGATATTTCATGCTTCCTCCCCCGTTGTTTGACTATCACGGAACGGGTATGTCGCGTCACCAGATGCGGTCGGAGTTACTTTATCGATATCATACCTTTGGACGAATGAAGCGGAGTAGAGCCTTCTCGTACCGTGAGAGACGGGAGTTTTCTGCTTTCAATCGGTCATAGTCGTAAACCAAAACCCACACCTTCCGGGGTTCAGTGGGCCACGGGGGATCGCCCGGATGATGCTTGGCTTGTGGCTCAGTCATTGTCGTCAACTTTTTCAGCCGTTCATTTTCCTCCCCCATCTCTCTCAATTCATGATCCGCCTTGATGTATTTTTCCTGAAATTTACGCATATCCTTGTAATCCAGATCTCTCTCACGTTTTAGCCGTTCGTTATCTGCTTTTAATGCTAGGATATCACGGCGTATTTTCTCCAAGTCAGGATCACTGCTCATGCCAGTACCATCATCTCCACCATCCAATATTTTCCTGACCTTTCGGGCTGCCTGCTGACTGCCGTATTTCTCCCCCCTCCACCATGCCGGATGTGCCGCATCAGTGGCGTCGAATACTGGATCGTCGAGCTTGCAAAGACGTTCGTTCTCGGCCAGCGCAAGACCACCATCCA